AACAATTTTCTTCATTAAGTTAGTTTGTATATTTTTTCCTAAAAGTGGGATAGCATTTCGTTTGATGGCTATGGCATCAAATGGTCCTTCGCATAATACTAACGGGCTATTCCAATTTATAAACATTTCAAACGGTACAATATCGCGAGATACTGATGGGTTTTTATATTTTCTATATGGTTCTTTCTCAAAACTACGAGCGGTAAAATAATTTAAATTACCATTAACATCATAAGAAGGAATAATAACCATATTTTGATATTCTCCATCTTCACAATATCCCATATGATATTTAATCATATCTTCTCTAGTAACACCCCTAGCTTTTAAATATGCAAGGGCATGTCGTGCCATTAAACTATTAGGTTTATCTATAAATGGGATATATTCTTTAGGAAGAAATAAATCATTTTTTACTACAACTTCTTCAACAAATGAACCCTGGGGAATTAATCGTTTTGCTTCTTCGATTTTATCATATGCTTCTATCTTCTTTAAAAGATTAGGGATGGTTTTACCTCTAGTATTACAAACCCAACAGTGCCAAGGATTATGTCCTTTTTTATTTTCTGTAAAGTTCACCTCCATTTTTGGTTTGTGGTGTTTACAAAAAGGGCAGTGATAAGCGTAGTTACCTCTAGATGTTTGTTTCCCCTTCCCTAAAACGGAATCCATTAGGGATACTAGTAATTGATTTACCATTAATATAAATGTAACAAATATAATTTAGGAAGCAAAGTCTGATGTAAAGAACTTTCCTAATATGTTATCATTATAATATTGATCTGGGTTTTCTAAAACCTCCATCTGGAATAGATATTTGGTTTCTAAGTAGGTTAAGTGTTTTTTATCAAATCCTATTTCAAGAATTTGCCTTTTCAGATCTTCTTTTATAACTTCTCCTTCAGCTATTTGATTTTTTAATTTGGAATTTGATCCTATATATTTTTTCCAATCACTTTCTTTTTGGATTATTTTATAAGATTTTTTTCTTCCTCTTCCGGTTTGTTCTGCTAACTCTACTTTAGTTAGTTTTTTCTTTTGATTGTGGTATAATACTTTTTTACCCACATATTTTTTACCCTCGGGGGTAATTACCTCATAGACAAACCCAAAAGTATTGGGTGGGAAATGTGATATGTCTGTGATTTCTTTTCCATTATATAACCAATTCATCTATCTAAATTTACTAATATTGTTGTATCAACATGTTGGGATAATGCTAAAGGTTGTGCTAATTTCCCAACTGCTATTAATTCTTTATTATCATTATAAAGTCCTACAGTTGTTACATAAGGGGTAAAAAATGAACTAGTTACAAAACCTTCATAATCTGCACTTCCTGTAGTTCTAATTTTATCTTGAGCTCTAATAGAAGAAGATAATAAACTGGGGTTTAAAGAATAATTAAATTCTCCTGCTTCTATTGTACATTTATACTGAGTTTCAAATATTGTATATGAGGATTTAAAATTTGAGTTAGCAAAATCATCAGTATCCCCTGTAATTACAACTATCCCCGCCCCATAAAGAATATTTCCTACTTTATCACCCGCTACATTAAAGATATTTCCATCTGCATTATTATCAGCATACTTCCCACTTCCACCATCATTAAAGGACCCAGGTTGAATATAATCACCAAATAACTTTCTGGGAATGGATAATACTTTTATATTAGCTCCTGAACCTGTAGGAAAAGTCCTAGTTTCAGTTATAGATTGGGGGTAATTATTATTAAAAATAGGGCTTATAACAGGTCCTGAAGTAGTACCATCTGAATTATATTGAATTTGAGGTATGTTTATTCCGTGTCCTTGATTTGACTCGGATATAAAATTACTATAATAAAGTTGTTTAATAGAATTATATACTAAAGAAAGACTACCAGTGCCTATCTCACCGTCTATATAATCTACATTACTCCCACTTAATTTTACAGGTATGTCTCCTGTACTATCCGAAGGGGCAGAGGTGATTGATTGTGCATAATTTACTGTAAGGGGACTTACAATAACATCTTTACCAGTTAATCCTTTGTAACTCATCCATCAGAAGTCTAACTTAACCCTTATTAAAGCTTCCTTTGTAAAATCTTTTTTAAGAGGTTTACTTAATTTAGCAGTTGCTAATAAATCATTATTATCATTATATAAACCTACTGTTGTAATAAATACTTGTGGGGCATTTATAAAATTACTATATTTTACTTCACCTGTAGATCCCGTAATAAATGAAGGGTTTTCTGAGTAGTTGTATTGTGAGTTTCTTGCTCTAATAAAGATATAATCAGAAGTAAGTGTTTCTTCACTATTTAATGTGATTGTTTCAATTTCATTAAATAATTTTTGAGCATTATTATCATCGGTATTTGCACTTTGACCTACAGTAACATCACTATCTGCCACAATGGCAGCCCCGTTTAATAAAATAGTACCTATATCTGGAAGGAATAATCCATATGAACCTAATGTAGCATTTTCACCTGTACCCTCATACGCTGAACCATTTGATCCGGATACTACTTGAAATACTCTACCAGCTTCAGTAAAAGATACAGCACTTACATCATTACTATTATCTGTTAATTTAAGATCTCCATCTAAACTTAAATTAAAACTCCCAGGAAGCATACTACCTTTAAATCTTGATCTATTTACCGATATTGCCCAAAAATAAGCATTTGATCCTGTGGCAGTAATTGAACCGTATGTAAAATCTTGATCCTCATCTCCTAAAATAATATTTTGAAATTGTCCATATACTACCGAAGTGGGAGATTTACCAGGGATTCCTGCATCAAATTGTAAAGATCCCGAACCTTTAGATTCTCCAAAAGCTATAGCAAATTGAACTTCTGCGTCTGGTTCTGTGGATGATTTTTGAAATACATTAGTAAAATATTGACCACTTGGGCCTCCGGTTTGAACAGAAGAGGTGTGAAAAGATGATAAGGAAGATGAATTCCCAGTCCAGCAACCCGCCGCTACTGAATCTGCACTAATTAAAAAATCTTCAGGTTGTAATCTTGTAAATGACATTTATTATGCGTTTGCTTTATTAATAGTTACTGGAACTGTTACTCTTGCTCCACTATCTCTACCTACTAATAATAAAGAAGTTGTTAACGAAGTATTACTACCAAATAAAGTGTTGACAGTAGTAGCAGTTATGTTAATAGTTGTACCTACAACAGTTTGAGAAACAGCAGTACCATAAGTTTCAGTAGTGTTTACATTAGAATCAATGCTACTATCAACTCCAACTCCATTAAATTGACTTAAAGTTCTTACATCTGCTATAGTAGCAGCATAACCACTAGTTTCAAATACTTGGTTATTACCTAAATAATTAAGAGTTTGAGGGGTAATTGCTAATGACGAACCCTGTTTTATAACAATACTAGTAAATCCAGCATCTAATACGGGCATTTTAGCTGTTCCTCTAGGTAAGGTCACTAATTTATATCTTAAGTTTTGAGTAGAATCAGGCATAGCCTCTAATAAAGGCATATTTTCTAATGCTTGACCAAAAAATGCGCTTCCAGATGGGTGGGCTGGATTATATAGTGTATAATCTATTTCATCATCTGCTAGGGCAAATTGGGTGATTTTAAAAGAACCATCACCACGAGCTAATAATTCTCTACCTTTTGTAGTTAAAATAGCATCTACTGTTACTACTGCGTTGTTTAAATATCCCATTTTATGTTTATTATGCTAATAAATATTAATAATTTTATTTTTCTATGATACCTGCCTGTTTTAATTCAAAAATTAATCTATCTCCTCTTTCTCTTAATCGTTCACTAGGAAACTCAGGTAAAATTATCCCAGAAAAAGGTTGTTCGGATGATACATCATTATTTTTTTCTACATCGGCAATTACATATCCTCCATTTTGTTCTATTCTATAGTAAGTAAAATGATCTACATTACTACCAGTAGAAATTTGAGGGGAAACTGTTATAGCTATGGTACCATTTGGAAATTCAGTTACATCTGTAACTTTGTGAACTTTGTTTTTATTATATTCAAACCTAATTTCATCCCCTCTTCTCATTTCTAAAGGAGTAACAATAGGATCAAAGGTTACGGCATCTCCTTTAGGATCAAATATAGCACTTTGAGGGTGCAATTTAGCCATAAAGTTACTATTAATAAAATAACTAAATTGTTGAGAAGCAGTTAATATAGAATACCCTGAACCTGTAGGGGGATTAAAATTAGTGTAAAGGGGTTCCCAATATGAAGCAGTAGTAGCATTTAATCCAGGAATTTCTTGGTTTCCTGGAAGGTATTCTGGTCTTACCCTAAAGTTTCCTCCTCTAATTTTAATTTTGTTAATCCCAGCAGATGTTTTAGTTACCCTAATCCTAAATTTAGAATTTGTTATAAAGTTTTTATAAATACCGGCTGAATATACATCAGGGAAATGGTATGATAAATCATTTTCTTGTATTATAAATTCGTTAGTATCTACTACAACAAAATTTCCTGTCCCCCCATCATCAAATTCTAGCTCTACTTTAACTCCTACTCCACCTAATTCCTGCACCTGTTCCATTTGGGCAAAAATGTTACCTTGAACCACAACTCTAGTTCCTGCTTCTGTAGTATTAGTTACAAATGTTATTGTATTATCCCCACTAAAAGATAAAAAATCAGATCCTGAAATAGCTTTAACTGTAATAGGATAACTTACTAAAGCATTAGTTCCCATACCTCCATCTATTTCTTGGGTATCATCTGCCGTAAATAAACATGAAATATCCTCTACAGAATCAACAATATCCTGTCCATCAATATCACTAAAACTCATAGTAGTAATATAAGCTCCTGGGG